CTGTGCAAGCCCATCAGTAATGGCCAGACCAGACCCTACCTGAAGGTAGCGGCTCGAGGTTAAAAGCGGCTGCTGAGTAACCGTAATGAACGGGTAATTTAGGCTGATAGAGCCCGAAATAGCCGCGGTCGTGGTTTGTATGGTCGTGCCGTTTTGGCTGACAGGAACCAGTTCCGTACCCGTTAAGGCACCACCCGTTGGCAGTTCAGAGATTCGCAAGTTGGGCATATCAGTCTTCCAGGCCGTCGATGTTGCCGTTTACCGGGACATTCGCCTGCTCGGGCGAGATGATCGAGGTGTTGTACGGGTTGGTGATCAGCGCATCGTTGTCTACGGTTAGTGGCGTATCAGGACGAGGCCACCGAAGCGTAATTCTCTCAGTTTGTCGGGCAGGAAGTCGATAGGGATCGAACTGATCCTTGCACCCCTCATCGCAAACCATCAGCCCAGGGTAATTCGGGTCCGAAGAAAGCTGAACGTAAGCCCTCTTCATGCTGCACCGACCGCAAATCGCGATCGATAGCACCGTATTGCCATGAGTGTCAAGGAATCTAGGCATTATCGGGTGTACATCGAAATGTTCGGCGCGAAGTAGATCGGGCTCTTGTCGCGCTCTTCCTGCTCGACGTCGTACAAGGCCTCCTTGGCGTACTTTTCAAGCAGCAGAATGCGTTGTTCCTGCACGTCAGGAAGCTCGAGGCTCATCGCATGGGCAAGCATGGCCTGAATGGCCGGGAACCAGCGCTGAGGGACCTCGATGGAGTCCTTTAAGGCCCCTACATCCTCGATCTGACGCTGCCGCCAGCAGACCATTTGCACGAAGCTATTGTTTGGGACCGGCCACAAGTAAACCTGGGGGTCCAGCTTGCGATCAAACCAGAATTGCAGGGGCTGATTGCTTGGGAAGTTGCGGTTTGGCAGGTTCGTGTAGTCGTCCTGATTAAGCCTAGCCATCGGAATATCGGTAACCGTGGTCCCAAAATAGACCTCGCGCATGACCAGAGTACCGGAAACGGCCCTCACGCGGTAATAGGGTACTGATACCCCAGGCTCGATCGTGAACCATGTCCACTCGTTGTCCACCAAGACCGTCGATCCAGGGTTTTTAAGCGTGCTCCAGGTCGACCCATTGGATGAATATTCGATGATCAAGTTGACCGTCGAGGAGGTTCCTGGGAGGAGGCCGACCATCGTGACGTAGGTATCGCCCGTGTACTGAATGGCGATGTTCCCGCCAGGGGAAGTCTGCGTACAAATGGTGTCGGTATTCTCATCGAAGGCATTGGAGACCACGCCACCGGCCGAGGACGTGTAAGAGCCCGAAGGTCTCATCGTCTTGCGGTAGAGCACATTGCGCACGTCCACGGTCCCAACGGGAAGGTCGTAGATGTACTGCAAGGCCTTCATACCGATGATGGTCTGCTCGACGCACCAGAATTGAATCCCGCGGTTTGCGAGGTTCGATAGCAGGTAGTAAAGGTTTTGCCTGGAGGCGTTGACCTGCTCGACCGTCAACGATTCGGCAAACTTACCGCTGCGACGAGCCCCATGATCGATGAGGCTTTGCGTCGTGATGACTGTTTGGCCTACCGTGCCCGATGTTGTCATCGCTACCCCTTAGCATTTCCAGCGCCGTAGGGACGCTTTGGCGCGTTCAGCGGGTCCCTTGGCATTATCCACTACCCCTTGCATCCTGGCGCAAAAGGAGCGCTTTCTGGCGCCTCCTTCGGGCTGTGGAGCCTTCAGGTTTGATCCTGTTTCTCGGTTGTATTTCGCTCTACCCTTGGCGGTAAGACCCGCTCCTTGAGAGACTGGAAGCTTCTCGCCACGGCCGACCGCAAGGCTTGGACCGCCCTCTTTAAGGCGTTCAGGAAGTTTTGCATAGGACTTTCCCCCGACGTTGGATTTGGTGTACTCAGACCCTACGCTCGGCTTGATACCGACCTTCTTGGCGAACGAGGGGTTATGGGCCACCGCCTGCATCAGGCGGAACTGCTCCTTAGACTTGGCTGGCATTTAGGCTACCTGCTGCATGGTTGCAATAACGGAAGGAATCGCAGGATAAGCAGGCGATAAACTGGCAGGCAAGGCCTCCATCGTCAAGGTTACGACGGTTGGAAGCCATACAATTTGAACGTACTGGGCCGCGGTAAGCGACAGGAAGATATTCCAGGCCGCGACCCCATAACCGAATATGCTTGCAGACTTGCGTGCGGGTATCGTTATTTGGGTTGCCGAGTTGGCGAGATCAACGCCATCAACCCGAAACCAAATCGTGACATCCTCTTGCGTGTTTTCGACGTTCTTAAACTGAGCACTGAATTGCAGGTTGTAAATCCCAGCATTAGGCACAGTAATCCTGCTGCTGCTTGCAACCGTAACGCCGTCTGCAACATCCACGGAATTGAACGTCATGGCCGTGCCTGCGCTAATGCTTCCAGCTTGGTCGACGTTGCTGCTAAAGGCACCGTAAGCGTTATCAAAGTTACGAAGGCTATCGAGCGTGGCCTTTACGTTCGCACCGCTCTGGACCATGGGGACAAGCTCCGCACCCGTTAGGGTTGCGGCGGTAGGCATCGCGGAAATCTTTTGATCAGCCATTACGAGGCCTCCAATACGATCTTGCTGTTGTCTTCCTGAAGGACGTACCCTGGGTCTGTCTCATCAAGAATGTAGAAGGTGGTTGTAGGAACCGCACCATACATATCGACCACGCCGTTATCGCCAACGTCCAGGCCCCAATCTGTGCCGCCAATGACGTTTTGAGCCCCTACGCCACGAGCAAACCCATCGGACGTATTGGCTTGATCAGCAACGCCGGTGTAGCCGACGATGCCCATCAGATACCTGCTTGGATGAGATTAAGCGTTGCGGTACCCGATCCCGAGTTCACCAGGACCTTAACACCGGTTACCGGGAAAGCATAGTTGCCATCGGCATTGGCTGCCAGCGAGGCTACCGTGGGGTGCGAGAACCAAGTCGAGAACCCAATAGCGGGATCGTCGAAAGTGTGCTGAACGGTATAGTTGACCGTCCCAGTTACAACGACACCAAACCCGACGTTAAAGGGGCTGATGTTGGTATTCATGACCAGAGCGCTGCTTGAGCCTACTCCTGTCTTTGAAACGGATTGAACTTTCATTGCAAGTCCTTAAAGTAAGCGGGGGCCTTAGCCCCCACCGTTTCAGCACGCGCCGCCGTAAGCCTTCTTAGCAATCCGACCGCCCTTTTTATGGGTGTCGGCAAGCTTCGTAATGTACGGAGGTTTGGTAGCAGGCACCTTCGGGTACTTCACTGCCTTGCCGTCGTCCTGAAGTCCGCCATTCTTGAACTTTTGGATAACGCCACCGGTAGCGTGCTTCTGAATAACGCCGCCGGTTGCATAGGCTGCAACACCACCCGATTTAAGGCCTTTATGCGCCTTGGAAGCAGGCTTGTCCTCGTGGGACTTGAGTTCCTTCTTGATGCCTTTCATCTCGGCCATTTCGGCCTTGTGCATCGACTTGGACTCAACTTCGCCGCCCTTCTTGCGCATCATTGGACCGCGCATACCGCCTTTAGGCACGGTCATCTTTGGGGCGATACCACGACGTGCCGCCATGGGAACGCCGCGCTCTGAGGGCATTGCTGCCTCAGGCATACCGCCAATCGCTTTACGCTGGACATGACCGCCTTTCTTCAGCTTTAACTCCACTGAAGGCTCGGTGGTCATCATTTTCACCATCGGCTTGAACTGACCCATGATCCGCTCCTTATGCGAACGACTTGTAGACGATCGTCACACGGGCAGCGCCTGCACTTGCTGCTGTGCCGGTCTGGCTGAAGGTTACGGTTGCATAGTCAATGTCGCTGGTACCCACGTTAGCCCAGGCGCTGTATACGCCGGTCGTGGCGACCGAAGCGCGTCCAGCAGAGCCAACCGAAGTAGCAGCAACAAATGCCGCAGCCGATCCCGTCTTGCCTACCGTGACCGTGTTGGTCGTACCGGCATTGAAAGCAGTCGTCACGTCGATGTTGACATTAACGATCTGAGCGCCTGCGGGGAGCGTGCCAATGGTGACCGCG